CCGCCGCCGAAGGCGTTATAATTATTCTTCATAACTCAGCAAGCGGCGCTGAAGCTGTTGTGGCCGAGTTCACCGATAAAAAACTTAGGGTTCTAGCTTTGAAGGACGGAGAAGCTAAAATCTTGAAACAGTTCGATACACCTTTTGACTTGGAAGAAATCTTTGACTTAAAAGTTATGATTTGGATGCCCACCGAGTGGACTTTGTGCGCGGCAATAACCCACCCCGATCACCCCCCTATGATTTTGCATTGGCGCGCAATAATCGGCTGGTCTTTCACATCTTTCGCAAAATTTGGCATTTGTTAAAAAGAAGAAAGCAAACTTATGACTAACACAAACAACACCCTCGCCGACACGTTAAACGAGCGCGGTAAGCGTTATGGCAATTTTGCTGACCAGGCAGCTATCGCACAAGCGATCAAAGCCGCCATGTACAGCGCCTGCGACTCATCCAAACTTGCTCCCGATCAACGGGAAGCCTTGGCCATGATAGCCAACAAGCTCGGTCGTATCCTGAATGGAGACCCGAACTACGCCGACAGCTGGATGGACATTGCTGGCTACGCGAAGCTGGTGGCAGACAGATTGGAAGCTGTAAGCGGCGAAAAATCTACAACATCTAATCTGTAAAAAGATCATCGAACTTTATGCTTGAAACACCCTTCCCCTATCAGTTAGACGGCGCAGCGTTCCTATCAAAAATGCCACAGGCCTTGTTGGCCGACGAGATGGGGCTGGGTAAGAGCGCGCAAGCTATCATCGCGTGCGACCTGGTTGACGCAGAGAACATCCTGGTTGTGTGCCCCGCCGCCGTGCGCATCAATTGGTCGCGGGAGTTTGACCGATTCAGCGACCGCCGCAGGCCGTGCACGCTGATCCTGACAGGTAAAGACGCGCCTGCGCCTGGCGTTAACGTCGTGTCCTACGACCTGCTGGCCAGCAACGAGAAGCTGCGCAACAATCTGAAGTCGCGGGAGTGGGACGTGCTGGTGATTGACGAGGCGCACTTCCTGAAAGAGCGCAGCGCCAAGCGCACGAAGGTTTTGTACGGCCACAACCAGCACCCAGGCTTGATGCACAAAGCCAAGCGCACATGGCGGTTGACTGGCACGCCCATGCCAAACAACGCCTCAGAGCTTTACACCCATTTGCGATCAGCGAAAATTGTCAACCAACCCTATTGGGATTTTGTGTACCGATTTTGCGCAGGCTTCGACAGTGACTACGGCTACAAAATTACAGGCCACAAGAACACTGACGAACTCAAAGCATTGCTAAACCAATTCATGTTGAGACGAAAGAAGGATGACGTCATGAAACAATTGCCCCCCATCACCTTTTCAGAAGTGACTGTTGATCGTAGCGAAGTCCAGCTCGACCCGTGGTTCTATGAGAACTGGGTGTCGATAGGCGTGCCCGCGTTCCTCGATAACCTCAAGAACATTGACGAGAGTCTGAAGACCAGCCTGAACGCAATCAGAAGCGGCCACCACCACACCAGCAAGGATAGCCTGGAGCTGCTCAAAGCATATTCGAAAAGCACCTCAACGCTGCGGCGCTACATCGGCCTGGCCAAACTCCCCCGCGTCATCGACATCCTGAAGGAAGAACTTGAGACAGGGCAGATTGATAAGCTGGTCATTTTCGCCGTGCACAAGCAGGTCATTGACGAGACGCGAGACAAACTCCGCAAGTTCAAACCTGTCACCCTCTACGGCGGCACGCCCACGGCCAAGCGCCAGCAGAACATCGACAAGTTTCAGAACGAGCCAAGTTGCAGGGTGTTCATCGGCCAGATTGTGGCGGCGGGCACCGGCATCACATTGACCAGTGCGCGGGAGGTGGCCTTTATCGAAGCCGATTGGGTTCCCGCGAACAACGCCCAGGCAGCAATGCGCTGCCACCGGGTGGGGCAAACCAGACCTGTGCGTGTGAGGTTTTTCACATGCGCTAGTTCCGTGGACGAGGACGTCATGCGCGTCGTTGTCCACAAGACAAGAGAAATTGCAAAAATCATGGATTGACAGTTGCGATATTCTCAAGTCATTGTTACACTCTCAACATCACGAAATGGAGATGCAAATGCAAATCACCGTAACCTTCGACACCGCTGACCTGACAGACAATAAAATCCTGTCGGTGATGCTTGCCAATCTTGAAAAGTTGGCGAACGACGAGCCGCCTGTGGCCAACGACACCAAGAGCCGCGCGCGGCGGGTCAAGATACAGACCCAGAAGCCTGAGCCTGTGCAAGCTGAGGTCGTAGAGGAAGAACCCGCAAACGACGACCAGTTGGTTTTGGATTTGGGCGACGAGCCTCAGCCTCAACCCCAGCTGGACGCGAGCGAGCCTGCCACCTACACGCTGGATGACATCCGCGATGCGTTGCAGACCTACACAGCGGCCAAGGGCGTACCCGCTGGCGTCGAGCTGCTTAAGAAGTATGGGGCGGTTCGTTCAAGCGAGTTGGCCGAACAGCACTACGCCTCCTTCATCAAGGAGTGCGCATCATGAGCAGCACGTTACGTGGTTACGACAGGCATAAAAGCGACTATTACGTCACGCCTAAATGGATAATCAGGGAGCTGTTTGACGCCCTCCCTGAACTGTTCGACGACATGGACGGGAGGCTGGCGTTAGACCCATGCGCAGGTGGCGGTTCAGTCAATCTCAGTGAGGTCTTCACCATGCCTTACCCCGACGTGTTGGCGGAATACGGGTGGGATGACGTGATTACGCTGGACATAAGAGAAGATTCGCACGCGGACATCAAGGCGGATTTCCTGACCTGGAACAACCCTGACAACCTGGACTTCGACCTGATTATCACGAACCCGCCATTCGCTATCGCCGAGGAAATAACCCGGAAGGCGTTGGAACTGGTGGATCAGGAGAGCGGCAAGGTCATCATGCTGCAACGATTGAACTGGCTGGGCAGTGCGGCGAGGGATGACTTCTTCACCGACTACCCACCCACCACCATCGTGATGCACGCGCGCCGCCCGTCTTTCGGCGGCACGTCGTCAACAGACAGCGTGGAGTACGCCCATTTCATCTGGGACAACACCGACCGCTCGGGCGTGACAAACTTTGTGCGTGTCCGCGCTGACAACTCTAGGAGTAAGACGGAGTGAGGATTAACAGATGCTTTGGAAACTGACGCACCGCTTGTTTGGTTACGATTACCTCGCCTGGAAGAGTTTCAACTCAGGCGGTGTAGCGCGGATTCGCAGGTCAAGGGACGGTGCGGTCTATTTCATGGACGACCACAACGAGCCGCAGCAGTTGCTTGGGTACCCCGCGTTCTATCTTCAGGACGGTTTCGGCGGGGTAGTTTTGTACCATGTGTTGTTTCTGACTTGCTCGCCAGAGAAGTATCTACCACGTTGCGATTTTCGCACTTACCATTGAGGATTTCCAATCTTATGAGCCACGCAAAACTATCGCCAAGCGCCGCAGAGCGTTGGATGACATGCCCAGGCAGCGTTGTGTTGTCGCAAGGTATGCCGAACAAATCGAGCGTGTTCGCTGAGGAAGGACGCCAGGCGCACGAGATAGCCGAAGCGTTGTTGCGCGGCGAACTGGTGAACGCTGAACGCGCCACGCTCGATAACGTCGCCAGTTACGTCAACCACGTTCGTGAACTTGCTGGTGTGCGTCACGTCGAGCAGAAGGTGGAGGTCAACGCCGACATCTACGGCACTGCCGATGCAGTGGTGTGGCAGGAGGAAGACCGCCACCTACACATCGTTGATCTCAAATACGGCGCGGGCGTGCCTGTCGAAGTCCACGGCAATCTGCAACTTAAAATCTATGCGCTGGCCACGCTGCTTACGTTTGGCTACCCCGCGCAGCAGGTGACGGCCACCATCGTGCAACCGCGTTGCCCGCACCCCGACGGGCCAGTGCGCTCGGTCACCTTTGATGTTGTGGACTTGATTGATTTGCACGCCGACCTCAGCGCAGCGGTGTCGGTGGTGGGCGACGCCGAACAGCACGCGCCAGAGGCGTTGCTGAACGCAGGCTTCCTGGTTCCAAGCGAGAAGGGTTGCCGCTGGTGCCGCGCCGCGTCTGTGTGCCCCGCGCTGAAGCGCAAGGCGCAGACCTTGGCCAAGCAGGTGTTCACCAAGGGCGAACCCTACGACCCTAAAGCGTTGGCGGAGACACTCGACTTCCTGCCTATCCTGGAAGGCTGGATCAAGAACACCCGCGAGTTCGCTTACGAAGAAGCGGAGAAGGGTAAGCCCATCCCCAATTGGAAGTTGGTTGAGAAGCGGGCGACTCGCAAGTGGCGCTCTGATGGGGAGGTTGCCCAGGCGCTGAGCGCTTACATCCCCACCTCTGAATTATACGAGCGGAAAATCATCAGCCCCGCTTCGGCAGAGAAGCTGCTGCCAAAAGAACACCGCACGCTGCTCGATGAGCTGTGCGTCAAAGAATCATCAGGGCACACCCTGGTGAGTGAGTCGGACAAACGTCCGGCTATCCGTGTGGATGCCAAGTCGGCATTTGCGAACTTGTAACTTTGAAGAAGGAAAAAATCATGGCTGACAAGCTAATCACCCCGGAGTTTCGCGCTGCTTACGCAGGGCTTTTCCGTGCAACCGCACCTAAGGAGAACCCGAATGGGGCAAAGAAGTACTCCATTCGCGCAGCATTTCCACCTGAGGCTGACATCAAAGACCTAAAGGCGGCGTGCGCACAGGTAGCTGCCGACAAGTGGGGTAAGAATGTTCCCAAGACGATGCGGTCGCCGTTTCGTTTTAACGAGGAGCTGGACAACCCCATCCCAGGTATCGGCGGCGACTGGGTTGTCATGACGTTCAGCGCGAACGAGGATCGTCGCCCTGGCGTCGTTGACGCAACCGTGCAGGACATCATCGACGAGTCCGAAGTGTACAGCGGGGCATGGTTCCGTGCGCAGGTGCGGCCATACGCCTACGACCAGGCAGGAAACAAGGGCATCGCCTTTGGCCTGGAGAATGTGCAGAAGACACGCGACGATGACGCCCTTGGCAGCGGTCGTATCCCCGCAAGCAAAGTGTTCGAGAGCTTCGGCTCGCCGATTGCTGCAAGCAGCGCAGGCGCGCTGTTCGATTAGATAATACTGCTTCCATTTATGCGACCCTTCGGGGTCGCTTTTTTCTTATCAATGAAAATCATGACTACCCTTCACCTCGACTTTGAAACCTACAGCGCCGCTGACTTGCCCGTTGTTGGGCTGGATAATTACGCCAGCGACCCGACAACGGGCGTGCATTGTGTCGCGTGGTGTTTCGGTGATGGTCAGGTGCAGCTCATCGGCGCGTCCTCGCAAGGTTGGCCGCAGCTACCCGACGAGATAGCGACCCACGTTCGCAACGGCGGAACCGTTGTCGCGCATAACGCGGCCTTTGAGTTGGCGATATGGAATAAAGTGTGCGCCCCCAAATACGGTTGGCCGATCCTCAGCCCCAAGCAAATGCGCTGCACAATGGCGCAAGCCTACGCCATGTCGTTGCCAGGTAGCCTGGAAAAAGCGGCAGCGGCGCTCGGCATTCAGCAGAACAAAGATATGGTCGGCGCCCGCGTGATGATGCAGCTGGCCAGACCAAAACCCGACGGCACTTTTTGGACGGCGGAAGACGTGCCTGAAAAATTCCAACGCCTTTACGATTACTGTAAGTCGGACGTCGAGGTAGAACGAGCCATCGACAACCGCATGATGCGGCTCTCCGAACAGGAGCAGCACGTCTGGGTTCTTGACCAGTTGATAAACCAACGCGGCATTCGCGTTGACCTGCCCGCCATTCAGAAAGCCATCGCCATGGTGGAACAAGAGAGGGCGCGGCTCGACAAGGAGATGCTGTGCACCACGGGCGGCGTCGTCGGCAAGTGTTCGGAAGTTCAACTGCTGGTGAAGTGGATACGCACGCAGGGCGTGGAGATTAAAGGACTGGCCAAAGCCGACGTTCTCGATGCGCTCACGGGCGAGCTGCCCCAACCTGTGCGCGACGCCCTGGCGCTGAGGAAAGAGGCGGCCAAGTCTTCGACCGCCAAACTCTTGGCCATGAAGAACCGCGCCAGTCGTGACGGTCGTGTGCGCGGGTGCTTCCAGTATCACGGCGCATCGACAGGCCGTTGGGCACATCGCGGTATCCAGCCTGGCAATCTGCCGCGCCCACGCAAGCTGACCAACGACGATAATCATAACGCACGCCTTGTCTATCACATCAACGAACTGATAGCCGCAGGTGCGCGTGACGAGCTTGATATTTTGTACGGCCCAGTGATGGACGCTCTGGCTGATAGCGTGCGCGGTATGATTATTCCCAACCCAGGCTACGAGCTGGCGGCAGTGGACTTCAGCGCCATTGAAGCGCGGGTGTTGGCGTGGTTGGCGGGGCAGGAAAACGTGCTCGACATCTTTCGCACGCACGGCAAGATTTACGAACACGCGGCCAGCGGTATCTATCGCAAGCCTATCGAAGCCGTCACCAAGTCGGAGCGTCAGATAGGTAAGGTCGCCTGCTTTGGTGCGCAAACGCAAGTGGTGACGAACAACGGCATCAAAGCTATAATCGATGTATTACCGACTGATTTATTGTGGGACGGCGTTGAGTGGGTAAAGCATTGCGGGGTGGTAGAAAACGGTGTGCAACCGGTTGTTCGTGTGGCAGACACAGAAATGACGCCCGACCATTTGGTGTTGACGGGTCAGGATTGGACGCCAGCGCAAAGACTTATTTCCAACGCAAGTACCCTCTCCCTAGCATTGGCGACAGGTTCGGAGAACTTACCGTCCTCGGTCTCGATAAGAGGCGCCGAAACGGACAAACCCGATATTTCATCAAGGTGCAATGCTCCTGCGGCGCAGATCCACACTTTGTTTATGAGGACAATCTGCGAAGGGGCGCGTCAACCCGGTGCGGCAGATGCGCCAAGAAGAAGGCGGCGCTTTATCGAACGACCCATTACCCATGCGCCAGCATCGTTGCCGATCAGAAGCACAGGAAGCGGCTGCTTACTCGCATATCCGCATGTATCAGTCGGTGCCACAATCCCGACAACAAGGGTTACATCCACTACGGGGCGCGGGGAATATCCGTGCACGAGCCGTGGAGGAAAGACCGAGTGCAATTCCTGGCCTACCTCATCACACTCCCAGGGTGGAACAACCCCGCGCTGGAGTTGGATCGCATCAATGTTGACGCAGGTTATGAACCTGGAAATCTTAGGTTCATTTCGCGCTCTGCGAACGCTTGCAACAAACGCAAAATCGGAGATTTGCAAGCCAGAATCAGCTGGCTTGAAGCCAGTCTTCGACATTGTGAATGCGGGGCCAAGGCACAGGTTCACCATCCTAACTAGCGATGGCCCGCTTATCGTCCACAACTGCCTTGCGCTAGGGTATGGCGGCGGGGTCGGCGCCTTCCAGTCCATGGCGCGCGCATATGGCGTGAAGGTCGAAGACGCGCTGGCCGACGATATTAAGCGTGCGTGGCGCGACAGCCACCCCCACATCGTCAGTTACTGGTACGACCTTGAGCGCGCCGCCATTGCTGCTGTCGAGTTGGGCGGTGTGTGCGGAGCAGGTGCGCCTGGACGTGAGGTGCGATTCAAAAAGAATGGCAGCTTCCTTTGGTGCAAGCTGCCCTCTGGTCGCGTGCTTTGCTACCCGTACCCAGTCATCAAGGAGATTGAAACACCGTGGGGTGAAATGCGCGGCGCGCTGCATTTCATGTCGGTAAACGGTGTGACCAACAAGTGGGAAGAAACCAAAACCTACGGTGGGTCGTTGGCGGAGAACGTCACACAGGCGGTAGCCCGCGACCTGTTGGCCGAAGCAATTGTCCGTTTTGAGGAAGAAGGCATCAGCACCGTCATGCACTGTCATGACGAAATCGTTGCCGAAATTAAATCAGGCTCGATAACATTGGAAGAAATTGAACGCATCATGTGCGTCTCACCGACTTGGGCGGGAGGGCTACCCCTCGCCGCCGAAGGTTACATTGCAACCCGTTACCGAAAATAGGATTTGGAGGATTCATTATGAGCGACGAAATCGACATTGCATCTGAGCGTGAAGAAATGCTGCGCAGTCACGCGCTGCGCTATCGCAAGAGAGCTGGCCCCCCGTGGACGGGACGCTGCGCGAATTGCGACGACCCTGTGGAGATACCGTTGCGTTGGTGTAACGCGGATTGCAGGGATGAATGGGATGGTAGAGGAAAGAAATGAGCAAATTAGAAGCAGCACTGTCGTTGGCGCATCGCGGGTTCCATGTTTTTCCGTGCGAAGCCAACAGCAAAATACCTTTGATTAAGGATTTTCCCAACCGCGCTACCCGCGATGCGGATCAAATCCATAAGTGGTTTGCGGGTAACGATTGCAACATCGGTATCAGCACGTCGAAATTTGGCGATGACCTGGCGCTTTGCGTCATTGATATAGACACGAAGGGGAACAAGGATGGGTACGCACAGATCCTCGAACTCGAACTTAAAGGGTATGAATTTCCCGCCAGCATCGAACAAGAAACCCCCAGCGGTGGGCGACACATCATCTACACCACCGAGCATCCCCTCAAGCAAGGGGTCAACGTCCTCGGAGCTGGCCTCGATATTCGGTCAAGAGGAGGATACATCGTTGGAGAAGGAAGCCAGATTGACGGGAAGCCGTACCGACAAATCGACACCCACCGCCCACTGGCGTCAGCGCCAGAGTGGCTTGTCAGCCGATTGGGTCAAGACAAGTTTGAGGTGGCTCGCGCTTCTGTCGTTCTTGCTGGCGTGGATGCTGATAGGGCATCTAACCGCGCTGTTTCTTACCTGACCAACGCGCCGCTATCTGTCGAAGGCGAAGGTGGAGACCTGACCGCGTACAAGGTGGCGGCCAATCTGAAAGACCTTGGGTGTTCTGTCGAACAGGCCTACGAGCTGATGCTCGAACATTGGAACGAGCGCTGCGACCCGCCATGGTCGGGGGACGAACTTCTCAGCAAGGTGCGCCACGCTTTCAAGTATGGCCGTGACCCGCAGGGAATCTCCGCACCAGAAGCGGTGTTTATGGCGGCAACCCCCGCAAACGATTTCGACGACAAGCAGCATCCTGTTGAGGCGCTCAACGCCGAATACGCTTTCATCAAGGACGGGGCGTTTGTGTTGCAGGAGACGACCGACTTCAAAGGCCGCTTCACCACACTGCGTCTGTCGCCGCCCGCGCTGCACGCATGGTTCGCCAACAAGGTGCTGCCAATGGGAGACAAGGCGGTGCCGTTGTCAAAACTTTGGATGACAGACCCTGGTCGCCGTGAATACGACAGCGTGGTGTTCTCACCTTTGAACCAGGTGCAGGCACGGTTCTACAATCTGTGGCGTGGGTTCTCTGTTGAACCTGCCGCCACCAACGACCACCCATCGGTGGCAGCGTTTCGTGAACACGCATTGCACAACGTGTGCAACGGCGACGAAGCGTTGTGCCGTTGGTTGCTGGGGTATTTCGCGCACATGATCCAGCGCCCTGGCGAGAAGCCGTTGGTGGCGTTGGTGTTCAAAGGCGACAAAGGGACGGGGAAGAACGCCCTGGTCGAACGTGTCGGGCATTTGCTTGGCCCGCACTTCCTGGTTGCTGATGACGAGCGCTACCTGCTGTCGAACTTCAACAGCCACCTGGAGAGCAATCTGTTCTTCGTCCTGGACGAGGCGAGCTGGGCTGGCGACAAGCGCGCTGAAGGCAAGCTCAAAGGATTGATTACAGGTTCGGAGCATCTCATCGAGCGCAAAGGCGCGGAACCCTACAAGATGGATAACCTTGTCAGGGTCGCCATCATCGGCAACGAGAAGTGGTTGGTGCCTGCCACCGTGGACGAGCGCAGGTTCGCGGTGTTCAACGTCGGCGGTGGCCGCAAGCAGGATCGAAAATTCTTCGAAGACATGCGGGTGGGCATGGAGCGCGGCGGCTACGCCTGCCTACTGCGCTTCCTGCTGGACTACGACTTGACCGGCATCGACGTGAATGCCGCGCCGAACACCCAGGGGTTGATAGACCAGAAGCACGCCAGCCTGCAACCAGAGCAGGAGTGGTGGCTTGACTGCCTGTCCTCGAACTCCCTGGTCGGCAGCGATTGGGACGGCGTGCTGCCAGACCTGATCCCGACCAACCGCGTGCGGTCGTCATTCGAGAGTTGGGCGCGGGGGCGGAACATCCGGTCGCGTCTGCCTGGCCGCAACGACTTCAGCCGAGCATTGCTGGCCATGGCGCCTAGCATGGAAAAGCTCAAGACCAAGCCAGATGAACCTGAGGACAGCACCTATTCCTACAAGAACCCAGGGATAGGGAAGCTGCGGGACGACTGGGACAAATTCATTGGAGGGAAAAATGAGTGGAACGATTGAACAAACCTATCTATTGGAAAGGAAAGATAGCATGAACTTGACTACACAAGAAGCCGCAGACCGTATGCGACTAACCGTCAGAACCCTGGCCAACTGGCGTGTAAGGGGAGACGGCCCCCGCTTCATCAAGATGGGGCACAAGGTTCTTTACCCTGTGACTGAGATCGAGGCGTTCGAGCAGCGCCAGCTTCGGGACAGCACGGCTCATAAAAGAAAGCGCCCGTGACCGCAGGCTGATGCTGAGACTCCAACGCGTCCGTTCATCCTACCAACACCAGCGGCGGCGCAGAACTCATGATTTCTGCCGGGCTAACCCCATAGTACCCGAAACCGCCGTGCGGTACAAGCGGGAACGGTTTGCTACCAGTGTGCTACCAGCGGCTTTCTTGCTACCCGGAAATTTCACCGTAACTTGTTGGAAAAATTGGCTCCCCGAGTAGGACTCGAACCTACGACCTAGCGATTAACAGTCATTTTCAAGGGGATAATTGAGGGTACCCGGGCATCACAAACCTATTGCAAACAAAGGAAATTGTGTTATTCTACATACCTGAACATCACTGATTGTTGCTACCAGTGTGCTACCAGCAAACAACCATCCACGGAGCGAGGCGCGCCTCATGTCTGAGCTGAACGAACGGAACATCAAAGCCGCCAAGCCTGGCGAGACGTTGTGGGACGCCAACGTCAAGGGGCTGCATCTGCGCAGCTTTGAAGGCGGCAAGGCGTTCTACCTTTACTACCGCACCAAGACCGCCGCGCAGCGCAAACCAAAGCTGGGCGAGTACGGCGCCATCACCTTGGCGCAGGCGCGCAAGGTGGCGCAGGAGATGCTCAGCGAGGTGGCCGCTGGCCGTGACCCCGCAGCCAGTCGTGCTGAGGCCAAGGCCGAGCCTACGGTGCAGGACTTGTGGAACGAATACTGGAAGCGCCACGGCAGCAAGAAGAAGACGGGCGAGTCCGACGAGCGCCGTTGGCGGCTGCACATCGCGCCGCACTTTTCCCGCAAGAGGTTGTCCGAGATTAGCTACGGCATGGTGGCGGATATGCACGAGGCCATATCGCAGACCGCGCCTATCGAGGCCAACCGCGTGCTGGCGCAGCTTTCCAAGATGTTCAACTTTGCCAACCGCCCATTGGAGTGGATGGAGCGCAACCCTGCCAAGGGGGTCAAGCGCAACAAAGAGAACAAGCGCGAGCGCTACATGAAGGGGGAGGAAGCGGCAAAGATTGCAGAGCTTCTGCACTCCCACGCCGAGTCGCACCCCGCTTCTGTGGCGTTCCTGTATCTGTTGATATTGACTGGGGCGCGCAAGGGCGAGATTGCCAAGGCCAGCTGGTCGCAATTGGACGGGACAAAGTTGGTGCTGTTCGCGCACAAGACAGACCACACGGGTGACAAGCGGGTGATCCACCTGCCCCAGCCCGCTATGGAGGTGTTGGATCGTCTGCCCAAGACTAGCGCCACCATCACGGGCGTGCAGTCCCCTAAGAAGCTGTGGGACAAAATAAGGGTTGAGGCGGGTTGCCCTGATTTACGGATGCACGACCTCAGGCATTCATTCGCCAGCGCAGCTATCGCTGCGGGCTTGTCGTTAGCGCAGATAGGAGAACTGCTTGGGCACAAGTCCACGCAGACCACCAAGCGCTACGCTCACCTTATGGACGAGGTGGCCTCTGCTGCCGCCACCGCGACCGCTGATCGTATCCTGGCAGCTATGGAGATTTCATGATGACAAACTTTATCAAGCAGGCGTTGTTGCGCCTGTTGCCTGGCCTTATCCTAGGCGTGCTGTTTATAGGTGGCATCGCTGCCATTCCCGACAGCAAGGTCAAGCGGGCGCAGGAGAGCTGGCGCATCCTGGATTTTCCAGCCGAGAATGAAGACTACTACCCACCACAGGATTTTTAGATATGAACCCATTATTAGCTAGCTGGCATGAACTTGATATTTTAATAGATTTTGTTGGTAAAGCAGTGGAAATGTGGGGATGGGTTTTTGATGATTTTACTAGGATTTTGGGGGCTTTTTGGGAGGAAAACGGTTTCTTAGGATGGCAAAGCGACATTGATGATGGCAACATGCCAACCCACTGGTGCTATCCGCCAACAGAGGAGAAGGTAGATGACTGACAATGTTAGCCTCATAAATATACGCAGTGATGCCGAATTTTGGAGGGTTTATACTCAATCTAAAGAAAAAGCAAGAAAGGAGGTTAAAAAAAACAGAAAAGAAGAACTTACTTTTAGGCAAGAGCTTGACACAATAAGGGGCAGCCTTTCTTGTAAAAAATGTAGGGAAAACCCAACTTGGGAATACTTCTCGGTTGTGGATACTTTCGATACAATACAATTGAGTTTTTTCTGCCCAAACAGTTGCCAATTAGATAGTTGCAAAATAAAATTGCGTTCGATGATGTCGAATTATCATGTGTTTGACTATATTAAGGACTTTATAAAAGATTTAATAAAAAAGGAGATGTATGAATATGATATGGAAAAATACTATCAAATACAAGAAAAATTTAAGGAATTTAATGCAGAGAAAAGGACTGATTGATGGCGCAACTGGTAAAATACGAAATCCCCATGCGAAGCATTTATTGGCGTATCGCGGCAACGATTGCATTGTGCTTTTCAGTGTTACAGATAAACGACA